TCAACTTCTTGTAAGTTGTTGATTACTGGGTATTTATCCTCACAACTAAAATACTTTTATCATCCTGAGCAACGATAGACGATGTTGCGTCAGAGTAACCATACAAATGTGGAGCAAAGTGAACCGACGCTGAGATAACGTCAGAGAACTTCAACGTATCACGGTCGAATTCAACCTGCACTTCACGCTGGTAGAACAAACCTAGTGCATCAGGAGCCACCAAGTATGTTTTGTACTGCTGGACAGATGACACAGTGTTGGAAGTTACCAAGTCAGAGACGTGGATCTTCAAACCAGCAATCATAGGTAGTACTGCGCCCACGATTACGTTGTCATTGCCAGACTTTCCAATCTGATACTGGTTCTGAACTGCACCAGTCTGCAACAGATCGCCGTATACCTTTGAGTGCATGATGATCCACCCGCCCTGCAATAGTTTTGAGTGGTTGTCACCAAGCTCACGAGTCATAGCTTTGATGATTGCGTTATGGTCCAATTTACCAGCAGTGTTTGTCTGATCAGCGGCCAAGTTCTGATCAAAGTTGTTTGGGGTCAGATCCAGCTGTCCGACAAGCTTTGCATCAATGTACTCAGCTGCACGACGTGCGATCTGCGAAGCGATCTCATCGACGGGCGATGCCTTTGACACCAATGTTGCTGTGTCAGCTACCTCCCAACTTCCTCCACCTCGTACAACAGTAGCAGTTTCGCTATGTGTGGTAATGTTGTTGGGTGTTAGAGCCACACCTTCTGTTAGGTCCGAAAACCCAGTCATGCGGTTCCAAGCAGGAATCTTAAAAATAGTACCGGGACTTCCCAGAGGGAATTCTCCGTTTACTCGTACAAGGTTGGTGTTTCCCAACACCAACTGATCCGGGAACTTTGCGGACACCTGGTCGGCAAGTACCTCTGGATTGATGATATTAGCAATTTGTGTTAATGCCATGTTATGTTATTAAATCTCCTAGATATAAAAATACTCGTACGGAGTAATACGGACTTCTCCTCCAGTGTTAATTAAAAACTTTAAATCAACTTCTTCTCTTTGGCCTCTTTTCTCATCGCATCATACTTAGCTCTGTCTTTGTTAAACAATTCGTTAGCTTTGTTGATGTCAGAGTTTTTACCAAATACGTCTTCTAGTGCCCAACCCTTTGTGTTCAGTTTAGATCTTGATTCGCTTGATCCAAATCCTGCCACAGCGTCAGCTTGAACATGATGCTTGTTAAGCGTACCAAACTCAAGATACAGCTCCGACAAACTCATAGGATCTGTAGTGGAATTAACTCGTGCTCCACCGGCTTCGTTTACAACAACGAAGTCATCTAGGTCCTTGTCGTACTTCACGAAATCTTCAGTCAATCGCAAAACATCTTTAGGATTAATGAATTTGTATTTGCTGATTGCCTCAGTCATGACGTTCCGCTTACGGATACGTATCATTTCTTCTTCTTTAGCTAGTACAGTCTGCTGAGCTTGTTCTGCTTGTTTCTTGATAGCATCTCTGTCAGCTTGAACAATCTTGTTAGCTTTTCTAAGCTCTTCAACTTCGTTCTTTAGAATAATTGCTTCTTCAGAGGCATCCTTGGACTGCTGTGAATTTTTGGGTGCCACTGTTGCGGTTGCTTTTGCTTCGGCAAGCTCTGTTTCTTTAGCCGCTAACTGATCCGCTAAATCTTTGTTCTGTGCCTGCAGGTCCTTTTGATGTCGTTTAAGACGCTCAGCCAACTTCTCATCAAATAACTTCTGCTGTGCTGGGGTTAATTTGTTATTCTGGTCACCGTCATCAGACGTAGGGTCCAACGCCGGATTTGTCGCATCCGTTGCCATGTGTAAAACTCCTTAGTTAATTATTAACCTAGTTAAAACGAACTAGTAACGTTATGAGCGGGAATTCTGCCCATCTGGATTCGATACTGCGGCTAGCTTCTTTTTAGACTTCAATGCCATAGAGCTTCCCAAAGTACCTACAACCTTACCCATCTTGGTAATGTCTCCAGGCACTTCAGGCTTTTCGCCCACTGCCGGTCCACCACCGCCACGATTGGTTGTTGACTTGTACAACTTACCTACATCCTTATCTTTTACTGGTTCCATGTTATGATTGCCTCAATTTAGTATTAGGTCCTACTTTCTTTTTAACAGCCTCTTTTTTAACTTCAGCCATAGTACCCGTCTGTTTGGCTTGTTGCTGCTCGGCGGGAGACGTACCACCTGATCGTACTTCTGCATGCCACTCGTCAAAGTTCAGGGCTTCAATTTCCTTCATGACTTTGGCTTGATCTTCCACAGACAGCTTGCCGTCGTGTTCTTTAACTAATCTCTTAAGCTCTGCTTTAGCGAATGTCTCTGAAGGCAACGCCAAGTCTTTGAACAACATCAACAAGTTCGTCATAGAGTCAACGAGGTTGGTTAACTCATAATGATCCTTATACTTGATCTTGCCGTCCCACTCTTTGTCTTTAAACTTCCACGTGATTGTGAAGAGTAGATTTTCTGCGTCCTCTAAACGCTGTGCCCACGTTGAAATAAAAGGCACTGTGCGGGAGAAGGACACTGACTGCGAAAACCCAGAGGATTTCTCGCCGTTGGCTAAATCACTACGCAGATCCTGCACCGCTTGTCTGAATATTTCATTGATGTTACTCTGACGTTCTTCCTGTAAGAACTTGGCGGGTGCGGCTGGCGGCGTGATGTACTGCGGAGGTTTGCCACCCTTAGGGAAATAAACAACATTTGAAGTTGAAGCATTGCCCTGACTTGCGTTCTGCATTGGGAACATTGTGTCTTGTTCCTTAGCCAACATATTAAAACACTGACGATACAAAAATTCATCGATTAACGATGTAATATTTAGAATAGATCTATTTGTTGCAGCGATGTCACGTAGAAAACTATTGCCCATACAATGATATTTCTTTGAGGGCTTATACGTAACACACACAATAGGTAGCTGATCTATCAGTGCGGAACGTTCTTCTTTAGACTCCAGCTTGGGGCGTTTCTCGTCAGTTACGTCCACTACAGAAGTAACCACTCGATCTAAGAACCACTCACGGTAAATTTCCAAGTACTGCTTATTACCGGTTGACTGATCGTGGCGTATCTCCATTTGTAGACGCTTCACATAAATGTAATTTCCAAAAGCGTCAACATCCCAATCTAGTATTTCGTCTGGAGGCACTATAACCCAATAGGGCCGTATTCCTAATTCCTCTTTGCGATATTGTGACAGCACGTCACCCTCTTCCAGCACCAGTGTGGGAGAGTCTACAAACACAAACACATGACCGTAAATGCGGCCAATGGTTGAAACCTCTTGCATAAAGGCGTCAACATTATCACCGCGTTTATTTACGTCAAAAGTAAAGTCGGTGAAGTCTATATTATCCGCACCACCATCTCTGTCGATAACATCCGAGAAAATAAAATTGGTGTAAAAGTCTACAGTAAGAGCACAGTAGTTTAGGTAGTGCGCTCTTTTGATACGGTCATAAAAGTCTTCTTCGTTTTCTCTTTGGTGCTTGAAGATGTTGTTACCAATAGCATCTGGCCCACCTTCATAACTGTTTACAAAAAACTCCCACTGAGGTTTGTACACGTCATAATATTCATGCGTGCTACGCAGACGCTCTAGCTCTGTACGATCAGCTTCATTTGGTATGTCTACGTATGTAACTAGATCTGTCATTATCTATAACTTACTTCGTTGGTTAAAAACCAATGTAATTGTTCCTCAAGTGTTCTTTGGCGGCGACCACGTAGCCACTCAGTAAATGGCTTGCTGCGTTCTTTTGCTTCCATACGCAGATCAAACATTGACTTACTTTGATATGGCTTTGCACATTTTTTGAAATGCTCTGCCATTGGATAGACGTAATCATCAGCCGTTGTATCAGCTAAGATGTACGCACAAGAAAATAAATTCTTGTAAAAGTCAGAAGAGTGGTGTCTAGAATATCCTCTCGTTGCTGCGGCCCAGTGTCTATGTATAGACAACGGAGACATGTAAACCTTACCGCCCTGCAGCCATATAGAAAGATCGCTAGTTAGTTCCTCTCCAGCGTAACCTTCGAAAGCACTGCTTAAATGATAGCCACCATACTTTTCAAAAGAATCCCGCTTTACACTAACACCACCATGACCACCAGCAGCGATGGGGAATGGCTTGTGTGGGTAGTAAGGGACTGACTCAGCACTTCCCCAAAAATCCTTTTTAAGCTGTAGCTTGTAGCCATACAGCACCAAGTCTTTAGGATAATATTGAGTAGCTGAATGCAGCATATCTGCATCTGGCACTGCTTCCCAGTCATGCATCAACCTCTTAAAAAACCCTGGACAAACCAAAATGTGGTTGTCTGCAAAGAACACATACTTGCCAGTAGAATTCTTGAATGCGCGGGTTCGTGCCTCTTGGGGCGTTAGAGGCTCGTCTGAATGCTCGTGATAAGATAAGTAGTCTGTAGTACGTTTAAGCTCTCCTAATGTCTGTTTAAGATCAGGAGTTGGCTTTTCACCATTAGAAACAATACTAAATTCAAAGTCTAACTTTGCTTCTTGTAACTCAAACTCTAATGAATTAATAGTAGACCACAGTCCTAAAACAGGGCCTCTATGTGCTATACATATTGAAATGTCTTTGTTTGACACTGACTGCCTTTCTTAGACTATAATAGCCGATAAATAATTCTACCACACCTAGTATATACCCATAGGGGCATACACTATATAGTTGCATAACTTACCAACTTCTTTTCAGTAAGCCACTCTTTTGCAAAGTCACAAGTTTCATATCCAGATATATTGGGAGTTCCTAGTGTGTAGTGTAGTATCTTAGGTTCGTCTATCTTCTCACTAACACCAACTAGATGATTCCAAACTGCAGGAAGTTCTCCTATCTCATAATCCTGTAGCCACCGAAAAGCATGTAAGTCTCTTCCAGGCCAAGTATTTAACTCATATGTAGTTAAGGCTCTATTTGCTTTATGAGAGCAGTTCCATAAAATCATAGATGACCAGTTTTTTCTAGAATAAAACGTCTGAATTTGTCCATCCATCTTTGTAGCGCTGCCAGACTCCTGCTTGTGCTTAACAACCATAACAGCATATTTATCATCTACCATGTCAAACAGTTCTTTGATATCAACACGACAGACAATGTCGCAATCCATAAATACAGCCCAACCACCTGGCCTTAGAAAAGGAATTGTAAATCTAGATATGGCAAACTCCGTAGACATCGGTGCTTGTGATATAGGACACCACATCTTTCCATCCCGCTGTTCTATTGGACGCCACAAAAACTGTCTTAACTCTTTAAGCTTAAGAGGAATAACCACCGTGTTGTCATCGCTTCGCCTTAGTATAGAACACTCTGCAATATCAAAGGCTTCTTGCTCTCTTGGATCATATCCAATATAAACATATCTATTCATTAGTGTGGCCCTAAAATCCAACGTTTATCAGAGTCACCGCCCAAGGTAACCCAAAGAAGTTCGTGATCTGAGGAATCATTTGTAGTCCAAGTCACAGTTGCGTTGCCGCCAGAAAATTCTTTTAAATCACACTCTGCTACTGGAGTATAAGTAGATGCATCTATAGTTCCTATGCGCATTAACTTTGTGTTTGACGCATGACAAGATGCTTGAACAGGTAGTATACTGTCATTATTTATTACACCTATACATCTCTCATCTGCTGGGCTAGCTGTGGCAACACCAAAGTTGAACACCATATCTGATAGGGTAGAGGCATTTGCCGCAGAACCAAAGGTAGTCATCATAAGAAGCTTTGTACTGCCTGCAAGGCCAGTAGCAATATTCTGATCTACTGGAGTAGAAGGATTAGTACTCTTGCTAGTAGAACCCATTGCCCAATTACCGCCTCTAATTGCCAGCATGCCAAACGTAACGGTTGTGCCAGCTGTGTCTGTAGCGTTGAGCGTGACATTTGTTGCATCGGAACTTACAAAATCTACTGCAAGGTCTAAAAAATCATTACCGTTTGCGCAGCTCAATAAACAAGACGAAGTAGACTGTGTTCTTACAGCGTTTATATTTCCGGCAACGTTAATACCAGTTGCTGCACTTATAGATGTACACCATCTATTACTACTAGACATAGCAGCACCAAACCCCAAAGATACGTGAGACTGATGACCTGTTGTATTAGTGTCCCCAATCAAGAAAAAAACTATATCCGGCGCTCCAGTAGCAAGCCCGTGTGCAAATGTTTGGTCGTTTGTAGTAGTGCCAAGTGTTTGGGTAGTAATTGAAGTCTCTTCTATTCCGGGACCACCTATAGCAACAAAATTAATCATTGGAGTACTAGCAGTGTTTGTAGTCCAAGTAATATCAAAAGATCTATCAATAACATTACTAATATCACCCAAAGCTTCATGGACCCCGTTGCTTCCTGTTAACTGTCCAATAATCTTAGCACTCTGATATCCTGAAACAGCAACTGTTGTACTAACGGCGTCTACTGTAAGTGCTGAAATTCCAAACTCTTGATCAACACCGTTAGCCCACCCCAAGACAAAAGCCCCTTCTCCTGCAACAACGAAATCACCAAAGCCGTTTTCTCGCGTCTGGAAAAACATAATAACGGACGGAGTAAACACATCACCGTCGCTCCAAGAAACTGTCTGGCTATTAGTAGGTGAAGCAGTTTTATTAAATGAACCAACTTTTACTGAAACGGCAGCCATTAACTTCTCCTAATATCGTACAACAACACATCTCGGGGTTTTTCGCCTGTGTATTTTTCTACACCGTGAAACGAAGTGTCTGTCTTCAAAAATGCAAACAAACTGTTTGGTTTAAATGGTACCGTAGTAATTTTATCGAAGTACTCAAACTTATGGTGCGGTCCACCGGCACATTTAAAGTCTTTGTCTTTCGGCAAATACAACGATGTGCCAGCTTCAATCTGAGACTCGTCTTCGGGAAGATAAAACAACGCACTGATAACTTTCGCTGGACTGTCAGTGTGTGGTCCTATAGCATACCCAGTCAAGTCTCTGATTAACAATGTTTCATCAACGTAGTCATTGGTAATACCAAATTTATCGCACAGTGCGGTTTTGACTACGCCAGTTCTAAGCTTACTGTCGATATCTTTCCAGAAGAACGATTCTGACAGGGATACCAAGCGTTCCTTATAACCCTTGACTCCACGGGCTTTCGATATTTCAACATAATCATCTGGCAAGTTGTTAAGGAGGTCTTTGTACAGCGCCTCTGGAAACACATTCTCAATAAAAATGTATGGGGTTGGATAATTACTAACCTTACAGCGAGCAATTTTGTTAGCAATGATCTTGTCTAAGTTATTCTCTGTAGACATTGAAACAGCTGCGGACTTGAGTACATTGGGAGTATAAATTGTGGGATTAGCCGAAGACTCTGACACACTAACTCCAGCAATCACAGAATAGGCACGGTCCTCTTTCCCGGTTAATGGCCCAATAGAAATGCGTTTAAATAGGAATTCAGCAATGCCCTTAAACGCCCCTTCTGTTCTCATTGCGCGGTTGACTTGTTCTTGATCAAAATCAAATCCTTGATCTTTAAACGTTTTAATAATTTCTTGATGGCTTTCTTTCTTTGTATCAATTTCAATTAAGATGCTTTTTAAATCTTTGTTAGAAAGTGTCCATTTACCAATACCAGAAACAACATTAGACTCCAAACCGTCCACATCAATTTTTATGTGATTTGGCACAGGAAGGCCCAAGTCCTCAGTTAATCTAGAAAGAGGAAGAACAATAGAGCCTTGTATGTGCTTAGCTGTAGCCTCTTTATCGTAGGTGTGGCAGGAACCGCCAACACCAGTCTGGCTTAGATTCAGTACTCCAGTGCCCTCACATCCAGCAAGAGCTACACAATAAGCTCGGGCATCTATTTCATTTAGTCGTATATTTCTGTTTAGTAGAGCAAAGTTTTCGGCCTCTGGTTCGAAGGCGTACACCTTAACGCCACGTTTTCCAGCCAATACAGTATAACCGCCAACATTAGCACCAACATCAAAAAGAATCTCTCCGGGAGTCATGCTGTTGATCCACTGGATTGTTATTGGCTCCTTAACTAAAAGAGTTTCTGCTCTCCATTTAGTAGTCTGATTAGGTGTATAGAACTTAGCTTCTCCTACTGCAGTAATTGGGTCGGATGCTACGGTACTAACTTTTACTTTTTCTTCTTTTGGTTTTGGTCCTACAATAATATGCAACTTTCCAGCAATATCCTCTACCTTACCTACTTGAAAAAACTTAGCTAAAGCCTTTTCCCACCATGCTCGATCTTTCTGTAGAAGGTGTGTATTGCGACCATCGGCATATTTCTTTTTAGCTGGTTTAGTGTTTATTACAAGGTAGCCCGCCTTTTTAATACATCTCTTTATGTCCTGCAGAACATCAGCGATTTTTTCTGGTTCAATGTGCTCTAAAACATCAGTACAAACCAAAAGATCTACAGGCCGCATTTGCTCTTCTTTGCCCGGTATACATGGGTCGTATTCCCAACAAGGGAAAGGCAGTGCTTTAGCCAGCAATCCCTTACCGCAGCCGTAATCTCCAACGCTCTCAGCTTTTATGAGTTCTTTAAACTTGATGATGGTTTTAGCATGTTCTTTTCCACCAACACCATATGCTAGGTTCTCTTTGTGTAGCTTGGAATTTAGCTCTTTAACTGCAGGACTAATCAACTCTACTTTATGATATCCAATAGTTGGAGTTCCTTTTGGAAGTTGCTTAGGAACATAGTCCTTGGCCATTTCCTGACACAGACCTTCTCCGTAAAACTTTGCCTTAACATCTGGCATTTGATCAAGTTCATGAAAGGTTTGTTTGCAACATTCTAGTGTAGAAGGTGTTACTTCATAAGTTCTTCCACGATACTCTGTAAGTTGGTGCCCAGGTGGTTGATTGGGATGTTCGGCGGCGTGCTTTCCAGACTTACCAAAATTACCGTCCATACCAAATACGTGCAAATCTTTAAAGCCCAAAAACCTAGAAATAGTTAGTGCGCGTAGCCCAACAGAAGACCCGCCAAACAATGCCCACTCACCTTGAGGCAGTGTTCTTAGAGCGTCGGCCTCGCCGTCAAAGACATTCCATAGTTTTACATTGTATCCTTCTAAGTGATCAAAGACTTTTGGATGACATGTCGATGCTATTAAGTATTCCGTCTCTTTTTGCGGCTGTCCTATAAGCTTTATCTTATGCTCTCTAGGATCTACTTCTACGTGCCATGTAGGTATAATTCCGTGATCTACCAAAAATTTATGGGAACCAGAACAGGACATTACATATTTAAAGTTCTTAATTTGCTCCCAAGTGTCGTTTAGACTTGGACCAAAACAAACTACCGCGATAGGGCCTTCCCTGTCAGCGTAACTGGGTTCTATACGACCCTTGACTCTTGCCAATGCATGTTTTATCTGCTCATCACGAAGCCAAATAGGAATGCAATACTGCACGTTTTGTTTTTCATTAATATCTATTTTACCTGTTTTCACTTTTTCAGCAATTGCGTTCAATGTTAAACCATGCCTTTCATTATTTAATTATTAGACTATTCTAAATGCTCTTAAGAAAGAACCCTTTGAAAAAATAAGAGCACTGACTGCACTAGTTCTGGCTTGTAACTGAATAGTACCAGCCGCACTAGCAGCGAAGATGCCCTCTATTTGTAGAAGATAAGGAGACTGTGCTGAAGCACCCTGCAACACAGAAAGCATTTGTGATCCTTGCTGAGCAGCAAGCCCGTTGTAGTACGCAGTTCCTTGCCACGTTGAAGTCCAGACACTTGCACCAGTTGCGTGACCAATAGACACGTTTGTCCACATTTTCCATGCGGCATTTGCAGAAGTAGTATTAGGAAACGTCATACCAAACCCACAACCAGCAGTAGTAGACGCATACCAAACAGCTTTGCCATGAATTTCGTAAACACCTCCCGCAGCCACTGATAGGGATAGTCCTGTAACGTTAGTCATAGTAGAGGTAAGAATGGTAAAGTTACCAGCGCTCAAACACTGCATCTGCATAGGAGAACCTAATGCAGCTTTAATCGCGGAATTGTCATTGGCTGCACTATTAATTCTTGCAGACAGATCCGCAGCCTCAACTGACAACGACTGAGATATTGCTGAAATTTCTGTTGATAGCTTAGCAGATAATACCGAAATAACAGTGCTTAATGCTGAGATAGCCAAAGATAACGCAACTGATAAGGCGCTTATATCGTTTGATAGATCATCTGCCGTCACACGTCCAGCAGATAACGCATCAGATAGAGCAGATAGCGCGGCAGCGCTCACAGCAGATAATTCTGTTGAAGTGACAGAGCCTGCACCAGCAGTTATAGTACTTGCCACCCATTGAGCCGCAGCGGAATTCCATGTAAGCACTTGGGCATCACCAGGACTTGGAGCAGAAACGTTGGCAACCGAGTCAAGGACCAACGCCGATAAAGCGTTAGATACCCTATTAACAGCAGAAATTCTGTTGGCTGTTTCAGCAGACAAAGCAGTACTCATTGCAGAAACGTTTAAAGAAATAGTTGCTACATTCGCAGATAACGCACTATGTACTTGTGAAATGGCAGATATATCAGTAGATAATTGTGCAGATAACGCAGATAATCTAGTGCTAATAGCAGAAACATTTGTAGAAATAGTTGCCACATTTGCAGAAAGTGCGGAGTGAACTTGACTCAACGCCGATACCTGTAGTGACAGCTGCACTGACAAAACCGAAACAGCTTGACTAATAGCGTTGTCTGCTGAAGTGACCTGAGCTGAGAGATTAGTGACCTGTGTGGATAGGGCCGACAGTCTGGTACTGATGGCCGAAACGTTCAAGCTCAAAGTAGCAAGAGCCGCTGAAACAGTGTCGATTGCTGACTGTGCTGCCACACTAACAGCCGATAGCTCATTAGAAGTAACAGAGCCCGCGCCCGCCGCTGGTGTAGACGCAATCCACTGAGCAGCAGCAGAATTCCACGTCAATACTTGCTGGTCTGTTGGACTAGGTGCTGACACGTCTAAGACTGAATCTAAGACTAGCGCTGATAGAGCATTGGATACTCTGTTTACGGCAGAAATTCTGTTAGCTGTTTCTGCAGACAACGCAGTACTCATAGCTGACACATTCAAACTAATTGTTGCAACATTTGCAGACAATGCAGAATGAACTTGGCTCATCGCAGAAATATCGGTGGATACTTGCGCAGACAACGCAGAAAGTCTGCTGCTGATAGCAGAAACGTTAGTAGATATAGTAGCGACGTTCGCCAGTATAGCAGAGATAGTTGTTGACATTGCTGACTGGTTTACGGACAGTGTAGCAACGTTAACACTCAATACTGAGTGTGCCTGAGAAATTGCCGAAATATCTGTAGATACTTGAGCCGATAGTGCGGACAATCTAGAGCTTATAGCAGAAACATTAGTTGAGATTGTAGCTACATTAGCCAGCAATGCTGAAATCGTTGTTGACATCGCAGACTGATTTACAGATAGTGTTGCTACATTGACGCTCAATGCTGAATGCGCTTGGGACATTGCTGACAGTCTGACACTCATGTCCGCAGATAACGCGGATACTAATGTTGACAGTGCATTATCAGCAGCAACTCGTGCGGCTGTTTCCACAGATACTGCATTGCTAATTGCATTATCGGCACTTGTCATTTGTGCGCTATTTGCACTCACTTGAGAAGACAAGGCTGATAGCCTGCTACTAATAGAAGATACAGCTGAAGTCCAATCATCAACCTGACCTAATGTTAGTACAAGTTCTGTTGTGGATTTAGCAATACCAACTGGGCGACCGCTGCCAACTCCCGCTGTGGTTGTCAAACTTCCAGCAGTTGCACCTACATAATATGTAGCACCAATTGTTAGACCGCTTGCTCCACCTGTTATACTATCCCACTGACCAGTTGTTAGAGTAACGACTCCTTCGTACTGAACATTACCAAATGCCGAAACAGCAATGTTAGAATCGTACACAAGGCCAACCACATTAAAAGCTGGGCTTGCGGCATCTGCGTCAGCTCTCTTAAATGTGTTAGCTGAAGTGAACAAATAAACAGGAGCACCAGCACTAATTGCAGAAGTATCAACGTTCTGTATTGAAAGTAGTTGTCCAGCAAACCGAAGCACAGAAACTTGGTTACTCAGCACCGAAACTGCCGTGCTTAGTGCTGAAACGTTCGACGAAATGACAGCGACGTTCGCGGACAAGGCACTATGTACTTGTGACATTGCTGACATTCTTACGCTTAAATCAGCCGACAAAATAGACACGGCATTAGAGATCGCGTTGTCAGCAGACACCATTTGTGCTGAATTTGTAGTAACCTGTGAAGATAGGGCCGACAGTCTTGTAGAGATAGCAGAGACGTTGGTAGAAATACCAGCAACATTAGCACTCAATGCAGAATGAACTTGCGACATGGCAGAAATCTGCAAAGATAACGTTGCAGACAAAACTGACACAATAGTGCTAAGTGCAGAAAGATTTAATGAAATAGTAGCAACGTTAGCCGACAGTGCTGAATGGGCTTGCGAGATCGCTGATATATCTGTAGATAGCTGAGCTGAAAGCGCTGATAGTCTAGAACTGATTGCTGAGACATTGGTTGATATTGTAGCTACGTTAGCAGACAGAGCTGAGTGCACCTGGGACATTGCGGAGATTTGCAATGACAATTGTACGGACAGTGCCGACACAGCATTACTAATAGCGTCATCGGCTGAGGTCATTTGTGCCGAATTGCTAGAAACCTGTGAGGATAAGGCAGAAAGCCTAGAAGAAATAGCCGACTGATTCAAAGAAAGCGCGGCAACATTTGCAGAAAGAGCGCTGTGAACCTGAGATAGCGCAGACACCTGTAATGAAAGCTGTACAGACAACGCTGAAACAGCATTACTAATAAGGTTATCTCCAGCAATACGAGCAGCAGTTTCCACAGACACAGCGTTAGAAATCGCGTCATCTGCGCTGGTCATCTGAGCACTATTAGTGCTTACTTGTGCGGATAGCGCAGACAGTCGGGTGCTTATGGCTGAAACGTTCAGACTAAGAGTAGCAAGAGCAACCGAAACTGTATCTATAGCTGACTGTGCTGCCGCGCTTACAGCAGATACTTCGTTAGATGTTACCGAACCAGCGCCCACCGCAATAGTATCTGCAATCCACTGAGCGGCGGCAGAATTCCAGGTCAACACCTGACTATCTGACGGAGAAGGCGCAGACACGTTAGCAATAGAATCTAACACCAAAGTTGACAATGCGTTAGAAACTCTATTGACGGCTGACACTCTATTAGCAATTTCTACTGAAAGGGCATTTGAGATAGCATCATCAGCGGAAGTCATCTGGGCAGAGTTGGTTGTCACCTGTGATGACAGAGCAGACAGGCGCGTACTGATAGCCGACTGATTCAGTGACAAAGCGGCAACGTTAGCCGACAAAGCAGAATGAACCTGTGACAGAGCAGATACTTGCAGGCTTAACTGGACTGACAAAGCAGATACCAAGTTAGATATAGCATTATCACCAGCAATTCTAGCCGCTGTTTCAACACTGACAGCATTGCTAATTGCGTCGTCTGCGGATGTCATCTGAGCACTATTCGTAGTAACCTGTGAAGACAGTGCAGAAAGTCTAGTTGAAATCGCTGACTGATTCAGAGATAATGCAGCGACATTAGCACTCAGAGCAGAATGCACCTGTGACATTGCCGATATCTGCAACGATAACTGCACAGACAACACACTAACTGCGTTGCTGATTGCGTTGTCTGCCGACACCATTTGCACAGAGTTTGTAGACACTTGTGATGATAATGCAGAAAGTCTCGTACTCATCACTGAAGCATTCAACGACATTGTAGCTACGTTTGCAGATAGCGCTGAGTGTACCTGACTCATTGCGGAAATCTGCAATGACAGTGTTGCTGACAAAACAGAGACTAGCGTACTTAACGCAGACAAGCCCAAAGATATTGTAGCTACGTTAGCGCTCAAAGCTGAGTGTGCCTGAGAGATCGCAGAGATGTCTGTAGATAGTTGAGCAGATAACGCGGATAACCTGCTGCTAATTGCCGACACATTTGTAGAGATAGCAGCCACATTTGCTGATAGTGCGGAATGCACCTGTGACATTGCAGAGATCTGCAATGACAGCTGCACGGATAGAACACTGACAGCATTACTTATAGCATTATCCGCCGACACCATTTGGGCCGAGTTTGTTGATATTTGAGAAGATAATGCCGATAGTCGTGAACTGATGGCAGAAACATTTACGCTAAGTGTTGCCAGTGCTGCTGATACGGTGTCTATAGCTGATTGGGCTGCAGCACTTACTGCTGAAACCTCCGTAGAGGTAACAGAGCCCGCGCCAACAGCAATGGTGTCCGCGATCCACTGCGAATCTGCCGACTTCCATACCAGTACTTGTCCATCAGTCGGTGTCGGAACAGAGACATTCAAAATACTGTCTAAGACTAATGTCGATAGAGCATTAGATACACGATTGACTGCTGATACTCTATTTGCGATTTCTATTGAAAGCGCGTTAGAAATAGCGTCATCCGCAGAAATCATCTGAGCGGAATTAGAGGATACCTGAGAAGACAGAGCAGAAAGGCGAGAACTAATGGCCGAAATATTTGAAGAGATGCTGGCTACATTAGCTGATAGTGCAGAATGAACCTGAGACAGGGCAGAAACCTGCAGGCTTAGTTGAGCACTAAGAATACTTACAGCGTTAGAAATGGCATTGTCAGCACTAAACATCTGTGCCGAGTTGTCATCAACGCGTGTATTTAAGGAAGCATTAATGGCAGATAGTTCAGTAGATGTGACGCTGCCACTGCCACCTGTACCGCTATTAGCTGAGACTCTGTTTACTAGGGAAAGATAAGCTGAATTATTGACACTTACAATAGCAGAAAGTATACTAACAGCATTAGATAGAGCAGTGTCCGCAGAAGCTCTAGCTGCAGTTTCAACAGATAATGCATTAGATACTGCAGATGTAGGTGATGGAATATCTATTGTTCCTCTAACCATTAGGTACTTTCTCCTTTCTAAGATTCTTAAAACAAACTATACTACCTGCAGTTAATATCCAATATTTGTATTTTCTGCCGTGCCATGATAGTACGGGCTAGATTCCGAAAGATGTAGATCATGCGGATAATCCACAAATCCAATAGATTCATTTGTAAGTGGAAAATAATTATCAGGAGGATATAGAGACTCGTAACCAGATTCATTAGACTTAAACACGTTTTTTACAATCAATGAACCTGGAAAGTAATGTTCGATTGCGCCGTTTCCTACTCCGTATCCACTACCAAATATTCCATATAAATTGTGTTGTACTATATTATTAGAAAACATAAATCGTGGAAATGACTCTCCCTCAGCAACAATAGTGGTGCCAGTATGAATAGCTGTGTTGTGGTCAATCTTCACGTCTTGATACCCATACAAAATTTGGAAAGCAATACCATCTTCATTTGATGTTCCAATATCTCTAAACAAATTATGCTGAATAAGCAATCGCTTTGAATACTGACTAGGAACGCCGCTTTCGTTGTCGTATCCAAGCATGTTAATTCCGTTTGCTGTATTAAAGACATCATTTCGTATAAATGTCACGTCGCTAACTGTAGCCCAAGGATTAGTTCCACTTTGATTTCTCACCGTAAAAGTAACTGCAAACCCAACTTGGCCGTGCCTCCAACAATTCTCAAACGTGTTATAAAAAATCAACACTCTTCGGGCATGTTTCAATTCAAGTAAATTCTTTATCAACCACGGAGTTCCCGAATAATCGGGATGTCCTACTTTCCACGACAAAGGCTTAAAGAATTTATTACCACAAATTTCTATGTCCGATGGCGTTAAGTCAGGTATGTGGGTATCTGCACCACCAATCATTAAATTTTCGCCAGCACCTTCAATATAATTATTCTTTATCTTCCAAGGCCCGCGTCCTGTCCAGCCGCATATAGCTTGAGTATCCTGTCCTATACCCTTCCAATCAGATAAATGGCAATTAATGACTGCTAAGTAATCTCCACTAAGAAGTACTCCACGCTTACCACCCGCTATTGCATCACCATGCACGTAGCAACGATCAAGAATTAAGTGGTGTGGGAACTGTTCAACAGTGGTTTCCTCTCCGCTGCCAAAGCGCACTAGACCATGATTATATTGCCCAACATCTGATTTAATCTCTAATCCAATAAATCTGTAATGATGTGCTACCGCAGACGTGTATATTGCCGGTCCTGCTCCCAGTCCTACTATACAAGCCATCTTAGTCTCTGGTGACACTCGTAACTGATTAGTAAAATCACGGGATGTTACTACAATATATTCCGAACCAGATTTAACTGATAAATTAAAATTACCTACATAAGTAGCTCCCTTATCTAAGGTAATGGTGTCACCTGGTTGGGCTATATCAAGAGCTTCTTGTAGGCTTTGTCCAGATGCTACGTGAATTATTTTACCAGTAGGTTGAATGTAAGTTGTGTCTACGTGAGTCAGAGGTAAAGTTGGATTAATTGACATTTAGGTACTTGCCTCAGTCCATCGAAGATACACATCGAAAGTCACTGCACCATCAACGTTAATACAAATTGTTTCTGTGATTGCTCTCAGAGTTGGCGGTTGTCCACCACCATCGGCCCAAACCTTATCTAGGTGTTGTGAGGTAGCCAATGTCTTTTTAAATAGTGGGCTTCCAACTATAGTGCCGGGGGTCGGAACCACTGAGTAGTTCTTAATAACCACAGTGGCGGCAGCATCGTTACTATCCAGCGGGGTAGCTGGAGGATTTGAAGCCGTACCACCACTCGCGGCAGTACTTCGCTTAACAAACTGAAAGACTGTTTGAACTGATGGATTAGCTACATATATTTCTAAGACCCTGCCAACTCTGCTTGCGCTGCCTACTATTTCAACAGCATCGCCAGAACCAGCAGCAGCTACAGGAAACCACATTTCATAGGTATCAGTAGCATTTTTAGCAAAGTTAACAAGAACACCGTCATCAAGAGTGATAGGAGCAATGTCTGTGGCACCGGAGCCTGAGATCTGAATGCGCTCACGCTCTACAATGTTTAATCCGACAGTCACTGACTCACTGTCAAGCTTTTTATCTACAATCGAAGGATTTTGGTAACCTAAATAAGAGTTAGTCATCTATAAAACCGCCTGTTCTGGACAACCATGAGCCGCTAAAGAAGAAGTACATGTTATGATCTCCGTACTTTCACTTCTGCCTTGATAAACCAGTTTCCTACAGTAGATCCCTGTGTTGAAGTTATTTGAAGCTCATACCCACCACCAAGATCTGGATGAAATGTTTCCTCAACCTGTCCTTGATAAGTACCCTCAAGCCAATCTGGATCTCCACCAGGATCTGGTACATAAGTCAGAGGCAAATCAATGACTCCAGTGACATCATCACCGTCACGGTTACGTAATGTCGCTGTAACGGTGGCGGTTGTAAAAAAGTCAGCGGCGTCGAGGCCATTATGTAATTCTGTAATTCTGATAACCTGATCGTTATCTTGGTTAAATGTTAATTTAGTTGGAATGGCCATTAATCATCCTCACAGACAATGACTTGTACAGAGTCTGTAGAAGTGGAGTTTATAATACCTGTACCACCAATCACAGCGTTGTTAACAACGGTGGCTGTAGATACTTCTGCGCTGCGGAACATGTTAACAGCACCTATGACAGCGCTCATTATTACAGAGATTCCGTTTAGACACGCCGTTTTAAGGCGTTCTAGGGAATACCAACGTAGTTGACCTTGATTCAATACAGGCGCTAAAGGCATGCTAACACTCGTGGAACTTGATTAAAGAGCTGTGAAGGAAGTCATCAAAGTCATCAGACAGACGGGCAATTTCATTTTGCAAAAGAAACTCTACAAGATCCAATGCTTCTGTCATGGTAACGACTGGATTAACGATCCTGATTTCGTACCTCGAATCTATATTGTTTTCCAATTAAGTCCTCACATAGGTAATCCGCCAACTCTTGATAATCTGAAAAGCGATCTTCCATACGTCCTGAAACTAACTTTGATAGCTCCTGGCTATTTTCATTACAGTCTAAACAATAAAACTCACTGCAATGGGTACAATAATCAATATGATCGTGTTTGCATGGCTGCGACTGACATTGATGACGATGTTTGTCAGCGTTGTGGGTTGGCTTGGGTTTTGTTAGCTCATAATCAAACATGAAATTCATTCCTTTAAACATGGTTCTCTAGTTCCTTTCTTAAAACCTCTTTAAGCTCATGCTCAGAGGCATGTCCTTTACTAAATTCTGCGAGGTGTAATTCAATTGAGTGGGCAAGTGTAGCAACTGCTTTTGGCGGGGTCCATGTGTAGGGCACTAACCAGTCTTGAAACTCACTGACTGTGGTTTCTCCGAACAAATAACGCTGTAGTTCAAAAACTAGTAGGTCTTGTTGTTTCATTTGAGGTTGGTCTGGGTGGCTAGATTTGAACTAGCGATCCCTACGTCCAAGGTAGGGCGATTACCAGGCTATCTTACACCCAGACATGCTGGGTGCTGGGTCTATGTTATTTTTCATAGTACTTTTCCGCGTAATCCTTACCTTTGTGATATTTGTCGAACCATTCTTTAATCATGTGAGCAGGCCAGATACAGTAGTATCTCCTAAAACAAAGCCAACAGGCCGGTCCTTCTTTGCAAGGAACGTTATGCACAACTGCCATTAACTTGCAACCTCTAACTGTGCTATCTTTTCTGCGGCTTCCCGCATACGCTTCTCTATCTCTGCCACGATTTGCTCTAATTCATCAATTCGATCTTGAGCTTTAGAGTTATTCAGTAAATGTGTTGAATTACTCATAACTAGAAAACCATCCTTTCATCAGTGACTTAGGCAATACAATGGATAGTTCTGTAGTTTTTGTTTTCCACACCGATTTTAGATCATTAACTCTGAGCACATCTAGTAAAGTTGGCTCTAAAGATGTGTCAAACATTAAGGATGAACCAACCACCTTAAATCTTGGAAAGCACTTTGACAGCGACTTAGGTAACTTCTTGAGTGGTGCCCATCCTGCAGTTACTCGACTGTTGTTGATGAAGTCTAACATTATTTCTTACCTTTCTTTTTGTCCTTAAACTTGACTACCTTGATACCACCATCTTTCTTGAACTCTTCGTATATCTCTGGTTTGTGTTCTTTCAACCAGGTTCGTTGCTTCCTCGAATAAAAAGTCATCGTCTTTTCTTTGTCTTACGTATTTTTACACCGTACTTCTTTGCCCACCGCTTGGCTATTTTTGGGTGCTTTTTAAATAAGAACCGCCTCTGTTTTGAAGATTTAAAGGGCATAGGCACCTCACAGTTTCTTCACAGATATGAGAGTTAAAAAATTACTGCCAACTATTTCTTCCAACACATATTCTAGTTCTTTGTAAGTCTTAACCTGCTTTACCTGCTCTTTCGAGGTTTGTACTTCTAGATATGTAATTTCATACATTGTACTAACCTCGTTTAATATATTGTAATGTTGCCGGTAATGGCGAGTGCAGCTCCCAAAAAGCTACGTCGATAATCTTTTTATTTACACTGATAATACCACTGACACAAAAATTATTTTTACGATGATTTACAAAGTCAGTCGGAGACATTATAGGATCTTCGTTGATATGACTATGTACGTCTCCGACTACTATCATTCCATATTGGCGGGCGTACTCATACTCTTTAGTAAAATCTCCTTCTACTGCGTCTGATGTCTGCACCCTAAGATTACGTGGATATTTCCATTTGTGAACTTCCACAATGGTTGGGGATATTCTAAAGCCTAATAGCACTGCATACTGTTCTACCTTAGACTTCTCGCACTTCTTTTGAAAATATCTCAGATGGTCCCTGTATATGCAGACAATCATGTTAATTTCTTAGTACAGTCACCGCATCCGACATGCAAACATCTGGTAACACGTCAATAGGTGTGGTGGGACGGTCTTCCGTCATAACTGCAACTATGGTGTATACAAAATCTTCTGGTGCTTCAAAGCCGATATGGCAGTCAACACTCCATTTATTGCCAGTTTTTACAGCGGGCTTTTGCAGGTACCACTTCCCGTCTGCGGCCATTACGTAAACCTGTACCGGCATGTGTGCGGGGTTGACCTTTCCAGATACCACAAGGTCAAAGCCCACTACCTCAAACATCTCTGGTGCGGTAATTTGTAGTTTTTTCATTTTAGTCCGTCCTTATGTCGTCTTCATTTCGTTCTTTGAAGTACGCCTTAATTTTGTCTCGTAGTTTTATATTGCGATCTGTAAGGGTATATACGCCTTGGGGATCTCGCTTCAAATCAACAAGATGATTGAACTGTTCATCTACAAGTATCTGCCAACGAGTATTATAACGTCTGTTCTTCTTAGGTCCATGGAAGTAATGATCTAGAGATCCTGGTACGTAACCAACATTTCGTTTAATACTTCTGGTAGCACGATCTTCCCACTCTTGCCAATAATCCTTAAAAGTTTGGCTCATACCTCCGTGAATTGACTCTTGAACCATTCCAAAAAGAGCAGTACATTGGTGATGATCTCCAGAGCCAAGAATAGCAATGTCGCCTAACCCACCAAGATCAGCCAAAGCAGAGCGTCTATAAGCCCAAGCATACCCGGAGTGAAATGCGTGACTGCCATAGTACGGGTAATTCCAGTGCTGGTCCTTATTCTTACTGTTAACCCTCTTTGGGTGAGGATGTCCGCTCATCCAGTCATACACAAAACCTGTCTGGGTATTTATAGGCTGAAAATCAGCATTTAAATCAGTAGCATGTGAGAACATTTGTACAATCTTGTAAGATTGTAGCTGATGTAAAGTTTCATTAATAAAATCTGGCCTTGCAAACTCAACGTCTGCATCGATAGTCGCAACGTACTCAAAGTCGGCGGGTAACCGTTGAATAGCGAGGTTCAATAGAAGTTCTTTTGACCAAATCTCTGAAGTTGTACGCAACTGAATGTGGTGCGGGTTATCTGGTTCAGTAACCTCAAACGCACGATCTCTCAGTGCTAACTCAATTGTGTACAGAATCCCACCAGCATTTTCAATCATCTGCTCAAACTGATGGTACAACTTGTATCGAGTGTAGTAACGTGAAGGATTGAATATTGCTGTGACAACGTATAGCGGCGATACAATCGGCGTAACATGATGCTGCCGACGTGCGGGATCGTTGCGATAAGGGTCTATTAGCTGTATTTTTTCAACGTGTCTGGTGGGTGTAATATACTTCATCTAGACGCCTCGTTCATTGGAATAAATATAGTGATGTTCAGGCTGGTTAACTAACATTGTTACTAAAGCAAGAGATATAACACAGTCATCGTGTTTGTGTCTACCACGTGGAGCGCTGTAAGTAATGACTCCAGTAGGTGTGATGTTGATTTCGTAATCTTCTAATTCTCTCATTAACTCTGGGATATTGGGATACGTAATCTTACGCTGTTCAATGTGCACTCGTAGATTGTCAATGAGTTCCCGCTTTGCGGTGTTGGTGTATATCCTGTAGGGAATGACGTTCAACCCCGCCATCATTAGTGTGTTAAAGATAGGATCACCGGCACTCGTCGCGTCCATTATTAAAATGGCATTGTTATACTTGCGACACATCGCTGTAATTTTGGCGTATTGTAACTGCCAGTCAATTTGATTGAAACGCTCAAAATCAACTACGCGGCGTTGGTGCAAATCCATAACAGTGAGTACGGTGTAATCATGCGATCTTCCTAAGTCTAGCCCAACGCCATAGCGAGAAGAGCCAGGCCCAGTACCCTTACCAAACCACTCACCTTGAATACAGTCTCTGTATGTTCCAAAGACAGTCGATGCATTACTTAGAAACTCAGCGAGATACTCTTGACGAAACGTTTGATAAGGTAGATTGCGTTCTGCGTCGGCTACTGTTTCTGCAGTTTCTTCTGGAGTAGGAAAGGGGTTTACAATGGTTGGAAGCTTCATTGAAAACCAGTCTGGGAAGGGGTCTACCTCATCTTTACCCAACCTACTTTTATCACCGCGCTGAAAAAAGTCATAAAACAGGTTATGCCCTTTTGGTGTCGAAAGAAATATAATCTTACCGCGAGTCTTTGTTACAGTGGTTCTGAAAGACTCGTATGCAACTTCACTGATGCGGGCCATTTCATCGGCAATGATTAAATGAACCCGGAATCCTCTAAGATTGTCTTCGTCATCCGCAGACTTAAACCAGATCTCTGATCTCTCTGACTTGTCGGCATTAAGGATGGTTATTTTCTTGCCCTTCTCAGACTCTTTCCAAAATCCTTTAGGCAGTAGCTTGGTGATGTATTTCTTACCAATTTCCTCAGCCTGCTGATATGTCGGGGCTATCCACCAACTCACCGTATCTGGATTTTCCCACGCAAACTTTGTTAGCAGTATTGATGCTCCGTACGACTTTCCGGCCTTAGTTCCCCACGCTCCAACTATGTATTGTATTTTTGGATCACGGTATCCAGACATAAGCAACTCTCGTTGCTCTTTATACATGGACGGCAGTATCAAAACTACTGGCTCTTCTTGTACTACTAAATTACTCACCCTCTATGTCACCTTCCATTAGCGCTTTATATTGAGGTTGCGGCGCTTTTGGTTCTTCTTGCTGGGTGTAACCTTCAGCTTGGCGTATAGCCTGACGAGACTCTTCTATACCCTCAATAACCTCTGTTGACACTGACCCATCACTGCTAACTATAGCCTTATGGACTCGACTATGTTTGACCATGTCTGTTGGCCAGTAACCTGTCTCTTGCAAGAGTTTGACCATCTGAAGTCTCATATCAAATATCATCTTACACGCAGTATTAAAAGGAGCAGTACCTGCACGGGCTGCTTTCTTTCCACGTTCCAAATCCCGGCGTTGTATATCAAAATCTTGCCAAATATCAGCAATTACTAGATTAATATCTTTGTTGTCGGCTAATGCTTTAACTGCCTGTTCTCGTACTATTTTACGATCACAGCGAATCATTCTCTCAGTAAGACCAAAAATCTTGGCTAAGTCCGTGTTGGTGTAGTTAGTTATCTCACCCATCACAGCTAGCCATTCAAGTACATGACGACGTTGCTGAGTAGTTATCTTCTCCCCGTTCTGTGCGTTGGTCCACAGCTCTTTGGCTGTTAGTGCGTGTGTCATAGTTTATACAGTGACTAGTCTTTGTCCTTGTCTTTGTCTTTATGTTTATGCTCTAACTCTGTAACTCTTACAACAAGAGCATCAAATTCTTCTCGTGTTACAGGGCGGCCCTCTTCAGGCTGCACTATAGGAATTCCAAAAGGATCTGTAGCGGAGGGTACATCCGGTGATTCCATATATCCAAACGGGCTATTTGCTTTTGTCATAGAAATCTCCTTGTTATACAGTGATAATCCATCCATTAGTCTTTGTCAGACAAGTTCTTACAGAATCAATCAATGCTTGAGGAACGTTGGCGGGTACGACCACACCGTTTATGCGGAAACCTCTCAAAGTATCTGGACTAGCGCTAGCAGACCTGAACGCTATAACAGACCTGTTCTTTAAGGTAAGCGTACGCTCGTTGGTACGCCATTTGTAATCAAGGTTGTCGTAGTTTAGTTCAGATGTAAATTCTTCCACAACTTCTTTAGATTTGGCGTACGTTGGTGAGATCCACCAAAAATACTGACCAGTCTCAGTCAGTGCTTGATTTAACATCTTTTCAACTGCGTCTGTCATTGTCATTAGCGGTTAAACAGCGGCGTTTGCGGCAACGGCCCTAACAAACCAAAACCCTGAAGCAACCACAAAACAACGGCGATAACCACAACAACGTTCAAAATCTTTTTAAAGGGTTCTTGCATAGGTATGTAAGCATTGCCAACCACATCAAAACACCTATTACAATCAAAGTTATAATCATTGTATCTCCTTGGAATAAATTGGCGGTAGGATGATGAGTCGAACACCAGACGTTTGTCGTCCCCCACCGGAGTTCAAATCCGGTCGCCAACCACTTAGCGGGAACCTACCTAAGGTCGTTAAGGTGAAAGCTTCTGGCGCGTGCTCCAGTGACTAATTGGAGAGGGCCACAGTCGAACTGCTCTGTTGCCAGTGCAGAGGTCTTGCTCTCCATCGTGTTTGTCTAGTTTCCCAGAACCTCAGAAGTGAAAGAGAAAAGGCCGTAAGGTTTCCCCGACGGCCTCGGTCCTGCCTTCAGTTGTCTAAATGCCGCGTGCGAAATGACTTATCGCTTGGTATGTCGGCCACAAAGTAATTGATAATTTTCAACCGGAAGGAACTTCTTCTCTGACTTAAGTCTATCACAGCAAGTATATATCCCTAGAGGTACTTTTCTAAGAAAGTCGCTATTTGTCTATGTTCTAGCGAAGTACCGTCTGCGGTCAGTCTATGAGCCCGCCATGATATTACAATCACATTGTCTTTGATATAGCCTTTTGCGGGGTCCAGCATTGTCAGCATTGGACTGTTGTCTGACTGTTTGTCTGAGTAATAGTCTAAGTCAATACCTAGTACAGGACATTGTAAAGACCATGCCACGTCATAGAACTTCAAAGACCATACAGTGCCTCTTACTCGTACCTTATAGGCTCTGCGTCTAAATTTCTCTCGTTTTGCTCTATCTAAGTCTTTTTCTCGTAGCTTATCTACTAGTTCCTCCATTTTTTAGTAACTCCTCTTGTTCTGTTCTATCATTATCTGTGAATGTGTAACTCTTGGTCAGGCCACTTCTAAAAGCACGAGTATTTTTGTTAACTGCCACATGAGCTGTATGAATACCCGGTCCAGAGGCTGCGTAGGTTAGGCTGTTAGATGCGGCGATGCCGATAGAGTTGCCCACTAAAATAGCATCTTGGTTAGCTCCCAAGTAAACAAACTGCCAGTTATACTGAGCCGTCTGGTGCTCAACCATAGTCTTGACTTGATCGTAATTGAACTCCTTACTTGCATTTTCATAACCATCAGTCATGATCACGAATATGACCTTTCCTGGTCGCTGATCTTCTGGGATGGAAGACAACCGCTCTCCAGTTGCATTGATGGTGCGGCCCATAGCGTCTAATAAGGCTGTAGAGCCTCTAGGAACGAAGTCATTAGTTCCTAGTAAAGACACTTCTTTTAAATTTCTAGATGTGTAGTTAACTTCGTATTTATCATCAAATTGAACTAGTGTAAAAGTAGCATCACCATCAAATGCTTTTTGATCAGTAATAAATGTGTTAATACCACCAATTGTATCTTGACGTAATCTAGACATAGAACCAGATCTATCTAATACAACTGTAATATCGGTTAGTCGGTCGTTCATATTTCTCCTTAGGCTGCGTCACACCAAGACGCATGTCCTGATGATCCTACCGAACCTGCCCCGCAGGTACATTGATTTACAGACTTTGTTGGGTTAGTCAAAGTCACTATATACTCAGGTATCATCTCTCCCTCGCCTACTTCAGCAAACGACGGATGTTCTAGTATCACATAATGAGATGCACTCATGATGTCTCTCTCAATACCCATAAATCTAACGTCATCTGGAACTGCCATCAAGACTTGTTTAAAGTACTCAAACTTCAGAAAGTCCGTCCATCTCAGGAGCTTCAGTCGCCTGCTTGTTGGTTTCGATGTGTAAGCCACGTGGTTTACTCCTACGTTTAGTATCAAACTTAAAGTCACTTCCAAAAAAAGTATTTATCTTAATCAACGTTTCTTCTGTCGGTAAGTTTATTCCATGACACAGGTTGTAAAAACCTTGCCGAGATAAACCAACTTCCTTACAAAACTCAGTTATAGAATAACGTTTGTCTTCCAATAACTCTCTTAATGTTTTTTCAAATTCTGTCATTTCACCATACTCCTTAAACAGACTGTAACACAGCTTTACAATAATGTCAAGAGAAAAGATTTTTCTTGACAAAAAGCCTGTTTCGGTGTAGGATTTCCGTGTTTCACCGGGTCTGTGTGGGATAGTAGGGTGTACGGGACTGGCACTCTAACACAGATCGTTGACATGTCAAGGAGATGACAATGACCTTACCTTGTAGGTACTGTAGGGATGAGAAGCATCGCCAATGTCGGCTGTTAAAGATAAATAAGGAGTTATGCGGGTGTGAGTGTGATTTTGCTAATGAATTCCGTGAAGATGTCGAGATGTACTATAAACTGGATGGTGTTAGCCCGTTGGGTGTTTACAAAAAGTTGTTTCCTTGGAAAAGGGCGGTGGATTTAAGATGAGTGACCTAAGTGATTTCTGTGCACAGGTGGATGAACAGAGGGAAGGGAGGCGCGTGATGGAGGCTAAGTGTACCTGCAACGATGTCGCTGGTCCTTACTGCAAGATGCACGACAAGCATGGTTACTACTCGGAGCCTAAGCCGGAGAACGGTAAGTGTTGCTCCTGTGGGTACGAGGGCGTTGAAGAGACTGAGTGCGCTCCGCGTGAGGACAAGACGCATTGTGTTCATTGGTGGGAAGGGAAGGATGGTGAGAACGATGAATGAGCCTAAGCCAAAGGACTACTTGATCCCTAAGCGTGATGCTGGGGGGCACTATAGGGAGCTGGCGTTGCCGAGTGAGGCAGCGATTGACACAGTAAGCGAGTTGTCAAGCGATAGCAAGGTTGATATAGCGCTTCAATTGCAAGCTGCTTATGCCATCGACTTCGCCGCGCTGCGCACAGAACTTGCCGCCTCGCAGCGTGAGGTGGAGCTATTTAAGAGTGCCGCACCGAGCACAGGCTCAACTGACGAAGCATTTCAGGAGTTGTATAACGAGAAGGTGCGGCTCCAGCGTGAGGTACAGCGTCTGACTATTTGTGAGTGTGGTAGAAAATTAGGTAATGGGTATTGCAGTGTATGTGACAACGACAAATAAGGACATTCAATGAGTGACGAAACCAGAACACTAACTTTCGAAGAACTTAAAGAAGCATTTAATGAGTCTAAGAGGTTGTTGGGTATATGTTGGGGTGATTTAGGCTTATGTTATTGTGAAGCTCCTAAGTTACAAGGTGAAATTACGAAACTACGTGGTGAAATTGACTGGTTCTGGAGAACCTATGTGCGGTTGCCAGATGAGTTTGTCGATCCAACCTTTATAAGAGATCACGAGCGCAGCACTGCATACACCACGCAGTGGCACCACGAACCATGCGGGGTGTGCAGTATGGCAGCCCCCTGGAATCGTGGGTATGAGACTTGTCCTATCCATAGCACGCTGTCATGTAACTGTGATGCTATTAACCGTGATGATTCTTTTCAGAACTACTGCGAACGTCATGGACATTCATGGAAACATATCAAAGAAGAGACAAAGTATTGCGATGAGTGTCATGCACATACTTCGCATAAGCTTACAAGTTCAAAATTTATTGGGTGTGATGGGGGAGTTGGCGGCGAAGAATGTAAAGTTTGCGGTCATGGTGAGTGGTACATCTAAAGGAGACTATGTTCAAAGTCTATTTGGCAGGGCCGATTTTTGGTTTGGATTATGCGGGTGCCACACAGTGGCGTGACATTGTTAGTGACTATATTACACGCAGGGCAGGCAGTGAAATTCGATGTTACTCACCAATGCGTTCTAAAGAATATTTGGCGGGTGAGACTTCATTGGGCGGCGACTATCCACAGCCAATGTCAACGTCACGCGCTATAGTGACAAGGGACTTCAATGACGTGACAACGTCTGACTTAGTTCTGGTCAATTTCTTGGGAGCTAAAAAGGCAAGCATAGGTACTGTAGCAGAAGTGGCTTGGTGTCGAGCGTTCAATAAGCCGGTGGTTTTAGTTATGGAACCTTCCGGTAATGTTCACGATCATCCATTTATTACAGAATTTGCTGGTTTTAGGGTCAGTGACTTAGAAACTGCGGCTGATATTGTGTGCAAGGTACTATTACCGTGACTCGTGTTGTTAACAAACACCACAACGAGTGTTATGATGTTTATATAGGGCGTGGCTCTGTTTGGGGCAATCGGTGGACTCACCTAAAAGATAGGGCCACTAAAGCTGAGTTTGTGGTAGATACCCGTGAAGAGGCCATAGAAAAATACACCGAATGGCTTCTCTCCCAGCCTGACTTAGTGGCTCGTGCGAAAAAAGAGTTGACAGGGAAGATCTTGGGATGTTATTGTAAGCCCAAAGCATGTCATGGGGATGTCTTAGTGAAGGTCTGCGATGAGTCTTAAATACAAAGTAAGAACAGTGCTAGGTCTAATAGACGATGCTATTAACATAACAGCGTCTGGGGCGGATTGGGAAGTTAT